TCGGGCTATCGTCCTGGTGCTCACTCCCAAAGCCTCGGCCGCCTCCGCTGTGCTGTACATAAGCTTTTCGATCACTTTCCACCTCCCCCCCTCCTACCGGATCAGATACTGCCCGCCTTCGACGCCCTCCACCCGGATGATCCCGTCGTCGGCGAGATTCCAGAACGCCTTCCCGGCGCGGTGCTCGACGATCTTCCGCTTCCTAGCGTACGCCTCGATGCACTCCATCGTCGTTTTGCCCTTGAACTGCTCCGCGAACTTCGGAAGCTCGCGATAATCCCTTGCGTAGTCGCGTGCCATTCGTATCACCTCCGGGCGCTTGTCCTCGGCGCCTACAGCCAGTTTTCAGGGGCGCCTACCGGGTTCGGCCTTACGCGATCGATACGCGCCCAGTTCTCCCGCCCCTCCCGAAGAACGGTTCCGATGTCTTCGATGCCGCAAAACACTTCCCAGCAGTCTTGAAGCTTCGCGCGGGCGTAGCAGATGCAGCGCCACAGGGAACGGCGCTCGTCGTCGGAGGTCGGCGTTCCGTTCAGGTGCGTCCGGAGGAGATCTCCGGCCATGAACGCCTCGAACGTGATCGAATGCTCCATCACGAGCTTTCTCCAACCGCTCCCGCGTTTGCCGGCGCCGTTCAGCGCCCCCCTGAAGAGCGCGTACAACATGAACTCTTCGCTCTCCGTATACGAAAACTCGGTTATCTTCGACAGCACATCCTCGTCCTGGGTCAGCATCAGCGGGTGACTCCGTCTCCATCCCGTTTGCTCTTCGATCGACCCCGTCTTCTTCATCCCCTTCGCCCCCTCCGATCAGGTCTTGAGGAGAAGATACCACGACACAAAAGCATTGTCAAGCCTTTTTGATGAAACAAAATGACACAAGCGCGTTTTGCCGTCAAGGTTAAAGATTCAATGTGAGATACACTTCGTCCATGTCGTCCTGTGTGATGCCGATATACGCGAGCGTGATCGCGGGCGACGAGTGATTCAGGAGTTTCGTGATCATGGAAAGATCGCGCCCGGCCTTGTAGGCGTGAAAGCCGAACGTCTTTCTGAGCGTGTGCGTGCCGATTTTGTCGGGAATGCCGATGGCGCGCGCCGCCCGGTTGAGTATTTTGTAGGCCTGAACGCGCTGAATAGCGGCGCCGCTCTTCCTGGAGAGAAAGAGGGGCGCCGCCGGGTCCGCCTCCCGCGTGTCGAGGTACTCTTTCAGCGCTTTTCTCGCGGTCGATCCCACCGGGAAATCTTTCGTCTTGCCGGTCTTTTTCTCCCTGAGGGAAATTCTGTCGCGGATGCCCTTTTCGTCGGCCACGTCGGCGACCGTCAGAGCGAGCAGATCGGAGATCCGAAGTCCGCTGTTTATGCCCAGGACGAAGAGCGCATAGTCCCGAAGGCTGGTCCCGCGAAGTATCTTTTTCATCGCGTCGATCTTGCCGATGTCGCGGATCGGCTGGACGAAGTTCATAGATCGTCCTCGTCCTCTCCGTCCTCATCCTCGAACGGGGACGTCAAAAACACGTCGACGTCGAGCGTGTTCTCTGCGAAGTCATGGCGCTTCTTCGCCTCGATCCACGCATCCGAGCCCTCCTCGATGCCGTCGAACTCGCCCGAGATCAGTTCCGCGAGAGTCGAATCCATGTCGCCGTCCTCGACGGCGGCGGACAGACCGGCCCTGAAGATCTCCGCGAAAATCCCGTCCTTCGTCTCCCGGACGCCCGCCGCTTTTTCGATCAGAGCGGTGAGTTCGGCCGAGAAGTGATTCCAGAAGTCGTCCGGATGCTCCTTCATCGCCCTGTCGAACGCCCCGCGCCAATCGACGGCCAGCGCCGCCCTGGTAAGATAATCGTCGCTCCATGCCGCTTCAGCCATTTCGTCCCCTCCCTGAGACGACGCCGCGTTTCACGACGCCGCCCGATTTGGTAACAGAATAGCACTTTTTACAGGGATATGATTCTTTCAAGAGAAAGAGCCCGAAGAAGAACTTTCCGGAACGGAGTTCAAAGCCTTGCTGCTGCCAAGGCGAGGAGAGACCGAGAAAAGAAACAAAATGCTTTTATGTTTCCTGTAAACAACGGAATCGAATTCCGCGCCCGTCATGTACGTGAACTCGCGGAACTGAAAACGGGCGCGAGACTGTTCTACCTTTACGTCTGGTTTGCACTCTAGGTTGTCTAAAGCAATTTTATTTTCACCGGTAAAAAAATCACCCGCCCGGAGCGTCTCAGAGCGGTAAATTCGAGGGGCCAAAAGCCTGTTCTACCTTTACGTCTGTATGACCGCTTCTGATGTTAAAATCAACTTTCCTTTTTGCTTTATTGTTTCCTTTCTTCTCCGGATAGTTTTTTCCCCTACGCCGCTTCTTTCGGCGAGCGCCTTCACGTGCTTCCACGGATCATCGACGCCTTCGGCCCGCATTTCGGCGACAGCTGCGGTTATCGCCTCGTCCACCTTCGACTTCACGATCTGCCTCGCGTACTTCCCCTGTTCCTTCCTGCTGCGCTCCGATGGTCTGCAGGCGTACGAAAAGGCCTCTCCACGCTCCACCTTCCGGACGGCCCACGCCCAGACGTGCCGGACTTCGCTTTCGGGGTACGGAGGAGTGCAGCGGGCCGCCCAGTGAAGAAGGGATCTGAGACCGGCTTCCGGGGCCTTCGAGTGCTCCGACGCCAGAACGAGCGCCAAACGCCAGCACGCCCCGTTCCTTTCGCCCTCCTCCGCTCCCTCCGAGAGGGAGAGACGACGCCCCGACATCGGAACGGAGAGACGCCGGGTCAGCTTCCAGTCTGCTATTCGCGAGTTCAAGTCGTCGAGGGTCCAGAGGCGGGAAGGATCGTAGTGCTCGGCGTACCCGCCCTTCTCCCGGCGTGTCTCGTCCCTGTGCGGAAAGCGAAGTAGCCTCGCCGGGGTACCCGCCCCCGCCGTGTCCGCGGGAATGCCCATGGCGATCAGGCGGCGATGCAGAGCGAAGGAGACATCTCTCCACCAGGCGAGCGCTTTCACAGCCCCCTGGAGAGGCCGCCAGAGGCCGCCTTCGCGCTCCCAGCGGATCCGGATCGGCTCTTCGAGGTACCAATAGGCGTGGAATCCTCTCGGCGTGGTGACGAGCATGGTGGGCTCGAGTCCCGCCTCGAGGAGATCAAGATAGACCTGCCCCCAGTAGGGGGGCCTCTCCCGGTAGTCGATGTCCGCGAAGAGACACGGGACCGTGTCGGCGAAACCCGCGTCCATTCCGTGAACGGGGCGCCCGTAGAGCCGGTGAAACGTCGTCGGGCTCCAGTAGGCCGCTCTGTTCAGAACGGATTCGTGTTCGGGCGTCGCCGTGATCTGTGCGAATCTGAAGTATTTGCTCCTGGAGGCGCGCGGGGCCGCTTCGGCTTCTCTGGTCCATTCGGCGAAGAGCCGGGCGCGGATCAGCGCGTCGGCGGTCTCCCGGACTGCTGGAGGAAGGAGCGGGCGAAGAACGCCCAGAGCGAGAATCTGACGGGTCCAATCGACGGAGTAGCGGTCTTTGAGAACGGCGTGTGCGAACATGGATTCAACTCCCTTGATTTTTGGGAGCCGACCCCTTATACTTGAAGGACGTGAGCGGGGCTGTCCTGCCGGCATGACCAGTGCCGGGGTTTTTGGGGGTGGCTCCCTTTTTTTATTTTGTTACGCTACTATAGCACCAACTTTAAACCGCATCTTTCGAACGCTTCACAGTTCGGTCGGGCGGAGATCCGGACGAAGGCGGCGGATCGCCCTGCGCGCATAGTGCCTGTCCTGGTATCTGACGACCGATCCCGCGGTATCCTTGACGAGGACTTTTCGCCGGCCGCGCCTCAGTTCGATGTTCACCCCTCCCGCATCGTCCACGACGATCAGACGAGCCGAAGAAGCCGCCATCATGTCGGCCTTTGACACAAGCCCCATGCGCATTCTTTCATGTTCCATTCCCGCGCCCCCTTTCTTCCTGAGTCAACAAACGGACAATACTATCATTCGTCCCGTTTGTCCAGCCCAAAAGAGAAAGTCGGGGGTGTTTTTCGACCCTTCCGACGAAGCCCGCGATTCTTCCGCCGTTTCCCCTTGGAGACCCGCGAGAATGGCCCGTGCTGCGATTTTTTCGCCTTGAAGGTATCCCAATCCCCTTTTTAGAAAATCGAACGTCCTAGGCCCGTTCTCGCGCGTCCTTCTTCACGATTTTCGAGAAGACCGGGGAAGGGCGGTCCACCCTCCCCCGGATAGAACCCGCTACGCCGTCCCCCAGGAGACGCGGGCCATATTTTCCTGTTGCTCTCTGAGCACCCTTCGGACTGCCTGCTCAATCTTGCTGACTGCGCCGTCGTCCGCGTTGCCGTTGACCGTGATGGATATCTGCGGGCTGAACGATGTCGAACTGTTGGATACGCTCCCCCCGCCGAAGTCCATTCCCATCATGTCGCCTGCGGCCTTCCAGAGGGGAATTCCGAGGCTCGGTCTTTCTACCGGGATAACGGCCTCCGTCCCCGCCTCGCCGATCATGGCGATCTGTGGAGACGTGATGATGCCGCCTGCTGCATACCCTGCGAGTGCGAAGCTATTGTCGAGGCGTGCGCCCGCAGAGGACGCTTCCGCTTCCACCTTCGCGTTCGTCGCCGCATCGATCTTTCCGATGTCCCCGGAGAAGAGCGACATGAACCCGTTCCAAATTTTCGCCACCAACCCGATAGCCCCTTCGATGAGCGCGAAGGCCGCCTTGAAGGGGGCGAAGATGATGTCCTTCAGACCGGAAAGAGCCGATCCGATGGAAGAGGGGATTCCTGAGAAGAGTCCCTTCAGCTTCTCCCAGCCGGAGGAGATGGGCTGTATCACGGTGTTGAATCCTACGGAAACCCAGTTCCAATCTATCGACTCCGGATTCGAGAATAGGCTCTTCAAGCCTTCCCATCCAGTCGATATCCCGCTTTTTACCGTATTGAAGCCCGAAGAAAGCCAGCTCCAGTCCATCGAGCCTATTTTGTTGAAGATGCCCCTGATGCTCCCGCCAAGAGATACTGTTGCAGACTCAAACCCATTGGAAAGCCAGCTCCAGTCTATTGAGCCTCCCCACGAGAAGAGTCCCTTCAGCTTTTCCCAGCCGGAGGATAGCGTGTTGCGCACCGCGTTGAAGCCTGCGGAGAGCCAGCCCCAGTCCATCGAGCCTTCCCACGTGAAGAGGCTTTTCAGCCAGTTCCAGCCCTTCGATATCCACCCCGTAAGCCAATCCCAGGCGGCGGACATAGCGTCGCAGACGGTATCCCAGTTCTTCCACAGGTAGTACACCCCCGCCGCCAGCGCGGCGACTCCGGCGATTATAAGGCCGATGGGGTTCGCGTTCATCGCGGCGTTCAGAATCCACTGCGCCGCAGCCCACGCCTTCGTCATCGCGGCGATGGCGATCTGCTTCCCGTGATACAAAACCAGCTTCCCGGCGTCGATCAGGCCGCGTCCGGCGTTCATCACGACGTTCAGCATCTTCTGCGCTCCCGCGTGGAGCTTCGTAGCCAGCGCAATGGCTTTCGTCTTCGTCGCGGCCCACATGGAGGCCTTCCCGGAAAGGACCGTCGACGCCCGGATCGTGTCGATCAGCACGCGGGCGTGCTGGAACGGGAGTTTAGCGGCGATCCACGCGAAGCGCCCCGCCGTCGCGGCGACCTTGTAGGCCCCGAGGGCCGCCACGCCGCCGACGATGACTTTCGTTACCATGGGGTACTTCTGGGCAAGGCTCGAAACGGTCGACGTGAACGCCGCGAAGCTTTCCACGCCCGCCCTGACGGCCGGCAAAAGCACTTCGCCGATATCGATCATCAGGGATTCCGTCGCGGAACCGAGGCGCTTCATCGCGCCGACGACAGTGTCGCCCATGACGCGCGCCATCTCCGCGGACGTCCCGGAGGCCTCCCGGTTCATCTGGATCCGCTTTTCGAGAAGCTGTTCCTCCGACGCCGCCGCTTCCATGATCGCGAGCATTCCGGACGCGGCTTCGGTGCCGAAGATTTTACCCATGACCTCGAGCTGCTGCGAGTTCCCCATGTTCTTCATCCGAGCGTGAAGCTCTTTCATGAGATCCGGCATCGTGCGCATGTTGCCGGCGCTGTCGCGCACCTGAACGCCCATGCTGCGGAGCGCCTTTTCGGTCTGCGCCATCTCCTCGCCCACGTCTCCGGCTTCGAGTCCGAGCGCCTCGAGCGCTTCCTTCGCCTGCTTCGGGGTCTTCGCCAGGCGGATCAGCGCGGCCCGCATGGCCGTTCCGGACATGGACCCCTTGATACCGGCGTCGGCCATAACGCCGAGCATCGCCGACAAGTCCTCCAGCGGCATGTTCACCGCCCTCGCGACCGGGGCGACATACTTCATCGCCTCGCCCAGTTCGGAAATATTCGTGTTCGCGCTGCTCGACGTCTTCGCCAGCACGTCGGCGACCCGTTGCGTCTGGTCCGCTTCGAGCCCCATTCCGCGAAGCGTGCTCGCCACGACGTCCGTAGCCCTCGCGAGATCCATTCCGTCGGCGATCGCCATATTCAGCAACCCCGGCATCGCCGCCAGCATCTCGTTCGTCTTGAATCCTGCCCGCGCGAGAAGCTCCTGAGCGGCCCCCGCTTCGGACGCGCTGAACTGGGTATCCCGTCCGAGCTGCCGCGCCTGCGCCGAAAGGAGTTCCATCTCCTCGGACGTCGCCCCCGAAACGGCCTTTATCTTCGCCATCGCCTGTTCGAATCCGGCCGCCGCTTTGATCGGGGCCGTCAGCGCCATCACGATTCCGGCGGAGGCGAGGATTTCACCCTTCATACCCGAAAGCGCCGCCCTCGAGGCGTCCCTCGCCCCGATGGACCGCTGCAGGCGATCCTGCGCGGCCGCGACCTTCGCGGTCTCCTTGGCGAGTCGTTCCTGTTCTCCGGAGAGCCCCTTAGTGTTCACTCCGGCCGTCTTCAGCGCTCCGCCGAGTTCGGCGAGCTTGCTTTTCTGCTGGGTCAGCTGGTCTTTCAGGCGGGCCGCGTCGCGCTCCGCCTTCGAAAACGCGTTTCTCATCGCGTCCGTCGGCGCCGCCGTGCCGCTCATCTGCGCTCCGAGACGACGGACGTTCTCCTGCGCTTCCCTGAACTTCTTCGCCGTCTCGCCGACCTTGCCCTGTATGCCCTGGAAGGCCTTTATCGCGTCCTGATTCTTCCCCAGGGCGCCCTGCGCCTGCTGCAGTTTCACCATCGCGTTCTGCGCGTTCCCGAAGCTGTTCTTGAAGTTCGCGGCGATCTGCGCGCCGATCGCGAACGTTATTTGCTGCGTTGCCGCACTCATTCCCTTCACCGTCCTCTCTTCTCGTCTCCTTCCGTCGCGCCTCCGGCATCACCCCCCTCCGAGAAGAGCTTCCAGTAGCCGAAGAACGCCCCCGCGGCGATCGCCGAAGGGACCTTTCGGAGCCTGCGGATCACCGTCTTCGGCGAAACGCCGTATTTTCGCGAAATCCGCTCCATGGGAGACTCGCCGATCCGCGATTGCAGCGGAGACGACTTCGCCCTGACGCTCTCGACAAAGAGGTTCCAATCAGTCGGCGAGCACTCCCGGAAAAGGCGGGCGGATTCGACGACCGCGCCCCACCCGCCCGCCTTTTCGATCTCCCTCTCCGCGTCAAGCCCCTTGGCGAGCCCCCAGAAGAAGGAATCGGTGTTCCTGGAGCCGCTCACACGCCCCGCCCCCCCGGGATCGGCGCGGGCGAAGGAGAGCAGCTCGCTCCATTCGCCGGCCTCGAGAGGGCGTCCGGAGCCCAGGAGGATGAGGATTCCCCTCGGGTGATGACTTGCGAGGGCCGCGAGAAGTGCGCCGAGACGCCGCACGTCGGGATGGTTTTCTATACACATGCTCTTCTCCGGACTGAAAACACCAAGTAAGCACCCGCTTTCAAATTGTACTTTGTGAACAATTTTCCGCGCCGCGCCCATCGACGCCTGTTTTAACAGTGTTCTACAATATATATTGCATTGTTGAACATACCCCGGTCGAAAACCCCGTTTCGTTTTGGAAAACCCTGTATTTGCAAGGGTCTAGGCATTTGGTCAAACGAACGAAACGAAATCGTACAATTTTGTCGCTAGCCGGAATCCGTGCTCAGCGCGCTGACCGCGGCCCTTCCCCCCCTCGGGAGGACCCGTAAACCCCGTTGCTGCAACGGTCTGCGCGTTTTGAAAGAGAGTTATCTAAACCCCGTCTTTTGGAAAGCTTGTACACTCTCTTAAACCCTGATGCTGCAACGCTTGGCGAGAGCGCCTACAAATTTTTTCGTGATCGGAGGGAAAAAATTTTTTCGGCCTGTTTTTAATGTTCACGCCCCGGAGCCCCTCGATGCTATGGAAGATTGGATATCGCATTGTTAACATCGTCCGCTTCAAGTCCTATGTACCTGCGCGTGACGGCCGGATCGGTGTGGTTCAACGCCGCCCCTATCACCGCGAGGGGAACGTCGTGCTGGTGCAGCAGATACCCGAACGTCTTCCGCAGCGAGTGACAGCCGACGGGGTAGTCGAGATCGCACGCGCGCGCCGCTCTCCTGAGGAGCTGCCCCGCCCGCTGCCTGGTGATGGGGCGGGACCGTCCTTCCTGATTTTTTTGCCTTGAGATGAAAAGCGGTTCGAGAAGCAGCGCGCCCAGGGAAGGGGACCGGGGGGCGCGTTCGACGCGGAGATACTTGCTCAGCGTGTAACGCAGTTTCTTGTGCAGATCCAGAACGATGCTCTTCCCGGTCTTCTCCTCCCTTATGCGCAGCGACTCCCTTATGCGCAGCTCGCCCCTGTCCGTGATCTTCGCCACGTCGCCGACTTTCGTACGAAGGATGTCTCCGATGCGCCTCCCGGTGTAGAACCCGAACCGATAGAGCGCGAGATCCCTAAGAGACTTCCCCCTGAGATACCGCTCGAAAGCGTCTCTGTCGGTCTGATACCGGATCGGCTCGACGGCGTTCGAACCGCTGCGCCGCGAGCCTCGGGGGAACTCCCGGGAAGGCGTTTCGAAAGCCGCCTCCACGAGATCACCTCTTCTGCCTTCGGAAGCGCTTCATGTCCGAATTCCGGAAGTAGCGTTCTGCTATCGGAGAACTCCAAGAGGGATCGTCGAGATCGCGAAGCCTTAGCGATATGGCGCTCTGCTGACTCCACGCGAGACGCTCGCGCCAGCTTCGGACGCGTTCGTACCGGGCGAGTCGCTTCAGATCGGAGGGGGCCTTCGCTCCGGCGGGAGGGAGCGCGTGCACGGGCGCGTCGGCCTGCATGGCGCGCTTCAGGCTGAAACTTTCGCCGAGCAGGGGGTAAAGGCGCGCTTCGCCGGAAGCGTCTTCGATGCCCCGCGCGACCCCCTCGAGAGCGGCCGCCAAACGGAGACGATGCCTCCCTTCCGGGTGCGACCGAAGCGACCCGACAAGCGCGGCGACGTCGCCGAGGGAGGCGTCGAATTCGTCGATCTCCTTCAGGCGGACCACCCCCGTTCGCCCCGCCGCGGAGAGCACCCGGAGGACGTCCGCGCAAACGGCTTCCGCCCGTTCGCCGTTCATGCCGCTATCCCCTTTTCGCGCCGGTGATTAGCCGGAAAATCTCGTGGTCCAGCTGCTTGTGGAAGCGCTCCGTCGCGCCCTTCGAGGCTTCCTCCACCGTGTTTCTGTTCTTGACGATCTGGGGGATGGAAGGCGAGATGATGGGCCTCAGTCTGTCCGGGTCCTGAAAAAACGGCTTGTCTCCCACGAAAAACGCGGGACCGAGGGACTTCAGGCCGGTTCTGCGGACGGCCCCCTTCAGCTGCCGCTTCCTTCCGGGTGTCGGGACCCCCGGAACGAGCTTGTACTCGCCGATCGGTTTGCGCGTCCCCCACACGGCGAGAAGCGCCTCGAGGTTCGACAAGGAAGCGTACTTGCGCTTCATACCGGCCCGCAGCACGCTTGCCTTGATGTAGTAGCGGGACGTGGTCCCCCTGACGGAATCCGTCTGAAACTTTTCGCTCGAGCGGTTCAGGGCGCTCCGAACGGCCTTCGCGAAACCGTTGTCCACCCCCGCAAGCGTCGCCCTCGCCCGTTCGAGCTGTTCTCCGTTGACGGTGATCATGCTACTTCCCCAGCAACCGCGCGGCCGATCTCAGCCAGCGCATCGCACACGCCCTGAAGCTCGTCCCGCTTCCGGAACCGTCTTCCGGACGGAGCGCCGATCGCGTCCAGAACGTCGACGGAAGCGCGGGAGACTTTTCCCTGCCTGAAAAGCGCCTTCGATGCGTGGCGCTCCACGATCGCAGCGTCGTACAGCTGCCGGGCGAGCTCCTCCGGATTATCATGCGCGGCCAGCGCGAGAGTACCGCTTCCCGCGGCGACGATGACCCCTCGCTCGTCCAAAAACATTCCGTCCGCCGCCTTGTATCGGTACCCCTGCCGCGACCGCTCCACAAGCTCGGCCGCGGCGTGCTTGAAACGAAAAACATCGCTCATCCCCTCCAACCCCTTTCCCTTTCGATTTCGCCCATGAGACGCTCTCCGAAGAGCGCCCTGTCCTCTTCCGACGACCTCGAGAGCATGATCCGCCTCGCGGCCCCGCGCTCTGCCCTTTTCCCGCCTTCCAGCATCGAAAGCAACACCTTCATCGCTCTTCTCCCGTCATCCGCCGTCGCGTCGTTTTCCGGAGAGGATTCGACATCGCGCCCCGCAGCGGAGAGTGGGTGCTCGTCTAGATGCCGGTTCTCGTCCTTCCGGTCCCCGCCGGTTCGAAACGGGTTCCACAGCACGTTCATCACGTCACCCCCTCTCGGCTGGAATCTTCGCCTTTTCGCTCCGGACACGTTGCGAAAAGCGCTCGAAGTCGGCGTTGGAAGCGCTCCCCTCGACGATGCGCTGCGCGCGCTCCTGTCTTCCCCGTCGGCGCCGATCAGCGCCCGCGCTACAACCCGCATGGATGCCGCGGACTCCCTTTCCCCTTCCGAGAGAGACGACTCCGGAACCCCCTTCGGATGCTCGCCGGGTCTAAAAGCCTGCTTCCTGTTCACCTTTTCAGCCCCCCGACCTGCTCCTCCGCCTTCAACCGCTCCTCTTCGAGCGTTTCCAGGGGAACGATCGGATTCCGACCCTCAAGCGCAAACGCGATCACCTCGAGAATGAGATCGCATCCTGCCTTCAAAGCAAAACCAAAACCGCCGCAGACCTGACACCGCATCCTGCAGCTCGCCGATCCCTTCACCCCGCGGATTCGCCCGGACACCACGCCGTCGCCGTTGCAAATCGGACAGCGGCCGGAGATACCTTTGCCTTCGTCGAACGCGTCTTCCGCTTGCGCCCTGTCGCTGCCGAATTTCTTCCGGTGAGCGTTTATGAGGGCCTCTCGACGCGACCGTTCCTCCGCAAGCAGAACCCTTATTTCTTTCGCCCGCTCGCGCATTTCAGCGCCACCCTCCGAGATTTCGCATGCGTGCGCACGCCGCCGCAAGCGCCTCTTTGCTTACGGTCGGCTCCGGAGGACGCGTCGCCTCGCGACGCCGGCCGGCGAGGAATTGCTGAAGACCGTGCTGCATAGCCGGTAGCTCGTCGGGAAGATGCGACGAACCCTCCATCCGATCCATCACGAAGCGAACGGCCGCAACGTTGATTCTTGAACGCCTAAGCTTTGCGGCCATTCGAATCAAGCCCCCTCCCGGATTCTTTTCGCCAGCGCTTCGGCTTCCGCGAGAACCCTCTTTGCCTCGGCCTCGCGCTCAAGCCGCGCAACTTCGGCCTTGTCGCGGGATTCAAGCTGTCTTTGCGCCCGTTCCATTTCGGCTTCGAGTTCCTCGGCCGAAACTTTCGGAGTGCTTTTTCCCGACAAAACAGCGCGAACTCGGAGCGCCTCCGCCTCTTCGTTCAAACCGTCGGCTCCGCCAACGCCTCCGCAGAGTTCGCAGTGCACGCGAATTTCAGCGCTGACAGCCTTTCCATGGAGCGTTTTTCGGACACATCCCGATCCGCCGCACGCAGGACACGGGATATGTGCTTCAGCCTGGATCCTGCGCGCAGCCTCCTTTTCGCCGAAGCGATTCTCGACCAGCCAGTTGTAAAACGCTTCCCGCCGCAGCCGTTCATCCGTGATACGCTCGTCGATCAGTCCGATAACAGGCATCTTTTCACTCATTTTGTGTTCCTCCATCTCCTTTTGATTTTGTCTTTAGAACCCTTGCCGAAAGACTTCGCCGCATTACCACGCATTTTCATCGTTGAAAAATCACCGCTAATTCACTATCTCGCAACCTTCAGCAACGCGGCGACGGCGTTCAGAAACTCCTGAAGCGAGACGCCGCAACCCTCCGATACTTCGAGAGACTTCAACTCATTTCGCGAAATGGCCCCGCAGCGAGCCAGAGCGTCGGCCGCGCGCATCTCCTTTTCGATCAGGGTTCCGATAGCGCCCCTCGTCCCCCTGCTGTACGTCCTCGCCGCTTCCGCGATCTCCGGCGCGTCACTTCTCCCCAAATCCGGGGAGATGAACGCCCCAGCCTGAAGATCCAGACGTCGACCCGCTCGCGCTTCTTCGACGATCCGCACCGCGGCGCCGATGTGGATCGGGTCCCGGGCGATCATCCGCACTCCGCCCGTAGAACGGCGCCGACCTCTCCGAGGGCGGTCAGGAAGCTTTGGAGCCCCCTGAACCCCTTCGGCGCTCCCTCTTCAAGCGCCATCGCCGTCCCGGTCCCGATGCGTCCCTCCGCGGCGAGCTTCCCGACCGCGATGAGTTCCAGCTTCAGCATGTCGCGCACCTCGCTTTCGAAGGAGAGCGGCGATTTCTTCACCTCCTCGACAATGCCGCCGGCGTGACGCACCGGGCGACCGTGCCGATCGATAAACTTCTTCCTGGACAGATCGAGCCAATACCCGCGCACTGCCTGCTCAACGACCATTTCCGCAGCGTTCACACGCCCCGCCTCCTTCCGGATCGATACGGGCGAAGCCGCGCTCGTCTCGGATTTCCCCGACGGGGAGGCCGAAGATATCCGCGTACCGCTTGGCCTCTCGGAGGTGAAACTCCGTCCTGCGTCGCTCGAGCTTGCTCAGTCGTGAAGCGTCGACTTTCCCGCCGAGAACATCGCCCATCTGTTGCAGCGTCATGCCTCTTCGCAGGCGCTCCCGACGGAGAATCGTTGCTTCCGAAAACACCAACACATACCCCCCCTTGCTTGCAGTTTGTACCAATAACGGTTATACTCTACCTGCGTTAGCGTTACATGTCGATACATAAGTTTTTATATCGCTAACGCAACGGAGGCGGTTGAAATGAAAGACTGCGAGTTTTTGAATGCGGACGGAGAGATCGCGCTTCGGTGGAAGCGGCCCAGGAAGGTGGAACTCCTGCGGGAGGGGCGGCGGGCGTTCGTCCCTGCGGAAGACGGAGAGGTTGCCTTCAGATGCCGCGTTGAGACGCACGGCTTTTTCGATACCCGGGGAGAGACGGAACCCTTCAGGCGCAGCTTCGTTCTCGTCCCCGGCGGACCGATGGAAGACGTCGCGATCCGCTGGGCCGAGATTCCGAAGCTTTTGAAGAGGCTTCGGGAAATGCCCCGCGGAGAAGGGGCTAAGGAGCGTTCCGCGAAGCTGGAGGAGTATATCGGGGGGTTGGTCGTCGAGTTCGGCTATCTCCACGAGCCGATAAAAGATTTCAGAGACATGGGCGGCGTCGTCATGGCGTTCGACGGGGTTTCCGCGTGGACCGATCTTCGCGATGCCGCCGCTCTGCTGTTCGAAATTCTTCAGGACGTCGGGGAAGGAGCCCCGCTTCGAGGCGCTTCGAAGATCGGCGCGTCCTTCGTCTTCAGGAGCGGAGAACTCGAGATCTGGGTTCCGGCCGCCGAAGCGACGGCGGGAGAGATCGCGCTCGAGGCCGCCGGACGGATCATCGCGGCGAAAGCTCACCTCGCGTCCTTCGGGCTCGAAACGACGCGGCTTCCTTCGGGGCGGATCGTCCACCAGAGACGACCGAAGGACCTCTTCAGCGCGATCTGGAGCGTCCTCGAAAGCAGCGCGGCCGACGCAGGGGAGCCTGGGCTCCGCCTCGGGAGATGCGTGTATTGCGGAGAGTGGGACTTCGTCGACGGCCCCCCGGGGGGCGGGGAGAGAGAGCGCTCTCGCGTGATGCGGAGGCGGGGCGCCGATGGAGCCTTTTATCACCAGCGCTGCAAAACCCGCGAGCGCAATCGGGAGATCGCGGAGGAGAAGCGTAGGGAGAACGGCCTCCCGTACCACAAACGCCCGTCGGCACGGAAGAAAGGCGTGTTCTGAACAGCGCAAAGACATGTAGTAAAGTTTTGATATTTCTCTACCGATATACAAAACGTGTCAAAAATTCATACCCGGGAGTGATTTCATTGCCTGTTGGTTTTATCAGCGGCGTGGGGAAAGACGGGAAGAAGTTCACGCATGGACCGTATGTTTTTACGGATCTGGGGCGCGTCGTGGCCGGTCCTTTCGGTTCGATCGAGGCGGCGGAGGCGTGGATCGCGGAGGGATGCGATCCGGAGAAAAAGCCCGCCCTTTTCATTCCGGATGCCGAGGGGAATGTCCGGGTCTCCTTCCTCTCCGCGCAACGCTTTGATTTGACGGTCGAAGAGCTGTCCGAAGAGATCGTACAGATAGGGGGCGACCGCTATTAGCGTAATCGACGATATCATTCGAGAGAGCGAGGCGCGGATCAGCGCGACGGACTTCTCGGACTTCGAAACGATCCGGGGGCTCGTGGCTCAATCCAAGCACTGGAGAGTCGGAAACGTCGTGCGCCACCTGTACGACGATACGCCCTGCGCAGTGGCGCAGATGATCTGCGGCTGCGATCCGATGGGGCGGAAGGCCATCGCCGCCATAGTCTCGGACTACACGGAGCACGGGGAAGACGGGTGGATACTGAAGCTTTACGACGCGCTGCCGAAGTAAACGCATCTTCGAAAAAGTTTTTGTTTGCCGCCACCTCCGCAGATATGTTTTTTGCGGAGGTGGTTTGTTATGAGCTATGTTTGTGCTCGACTGAGATCCACGAAGGGCGCTCACAAGCGGCTGACGTCCCACAACACTCGGAGAATCCCGCCCGGATATCTGCGCCGGGACGCCGACTCGGAGACGCACCACGTCGGCCTGAAGGGCGAGCGGCACGTCTTTTTCGCCGAAGACGTCGATTCGAACCGGGTGATCTGCGACGATCTCGACGACAGGGAGAAGTGGATCCGCTCGGACTACAAGAAGCGTCACGGCCGCGCGATGCCGAAGAACAGCGTCCCGTTCACCGAGCTGTTCGTCACCTTCTCTCCGGAGCCCTTCCGGAACGGGGAGATCGATCTGCAGGAGTGGCGCGTCGCATGCGCCCGCTTCGCCCACATGGTCAGAAGACGGACCGGCGGCCGCGTCGTATACCTGAGCTTCCACTTCGACGAGGCGACGCCGCACGCGCATATTCTTTTCGAGAACTACAACCGGGAGACTGGGCGCTCATGGCTGCGCGCCTTCGGAAGAAAGGGGTGTCGGGAGCTTCAGGACTTGGCCGGCGAGACGTTCGCCCCCCTGGGCTTCGAGAGAGGGGCCGAAAAGTCGATTACGGGAGCCCGACATTTGTCCCTCGTCGAATCGCACGCCGAAGAGCGGCGACGCCTTGAGAATCGAATTTCGGAACTCCGGAAGGAGATCGAGGAGAGGGGAACCGAGCGGAAAAAGCTTATTCAGGAGGTCCGGGAGCTGGAGGAGGACGCCGCGATTCGCAAGTCGATTTATCGGAGATACGACGAGGAAACCCGCCGGAAGAAGGAGGAATTGCGTTCGCTCAATGCCGCGCTCGTCGCCGAAATGGAGGCCGCTAACATCATCCGATGAGGCGCATGTCTCGTCATGTGCTTAGCCTACTAAGCAGATGTCGGCCCAAGGGCCGCCATCTGCTTTCGTAGGCCCTCATCGGCAAGCCGATTTCGGGGGAAGACCGGGCGAAGCGAATTGAGTTTCACCCCGTGCTGCGGAGGTTGATTTAATTGTTGTTTCACTTTCCTAAGGAAGGTTCTTCCTGGTATTGTGAGCGGACCACTAAGCCGGTCACCTCTTGATGTCGCACGCGGGGAGATGGGGGTTTAGAGCCTTGAATTTTCAAGCCTCCTCGAAGTCTCCACGCGCGCGTGGGAGAGCGCTTCCTGAAGGGGTCGGAATCCGTTTCCGACCCGAAGTCTCCACGCGCGCGAGGGAGAGACTAGTGGAACTCGAATCTGGTTTAGTTTCTAAACTAAGTCTCCACGCGCGCGAGGGAGAGACGTTTGTGAAATCGGGGGCTTGTCCTTTTTGGACGAAGTCTCCACGCGCGCGAGGGAGAGACATTCAAACCTAACGATTCGTTACTTTTGAGGGCGAAGTCTCCCCCGCGCTTGGGGGGGTAAGGATGAGGTGCACACTGCGCCCCTCACTAAGCTCAATTTTGAGCCCAGTATCCAATCAGCGGCACTCAGGAATCGTCTACTCGATCGCGCCGATCGGGAGCCATTCCCCGACTCGGCCGAGCTTCGAAGCAAAATAGAGCGCGGCGTAATTCGACGCCAGATAGACGTTCCACGCGCCGCCTTCGCCGGGGTCGTGTCCCTCCTCGCGAAGAAGAGCAAACAGCCTGTCCCGAACAAGATTCGGCTTGTTCCGAACGAGAGCGGCCTCGTCATCTTCGAGCGGGAAGACCACCTCGGAATTCCCCAGCGCCACATAACAAAGATCGCTTCGAATGCCACATCCGCGCTTCACCGTGGAGAGAATTTTTTCAAGAGCCGGGCTGTCCATCGCGAACCTCCTTCGCGCCGCACCTGTTGAGCTGCGCAAGATAGGCCGCGTTGTCTCTCTTCGTCGAGGAAGAGTCCTGGAAGACTTCGGCCTGCAGAAGAACGGCTTCCAGCGCCGCGATGGCGATCGGGACGATGCAGTCGGCTTCCCATCCCAGGCGCCGCACATGGTCGGAGATCGGATCACCGCGCTCTTCCCGCTCCCTTATCTCGACGGAGACGGCTTCGAGCGACTTTAGAGCCCGGATCACGTCCTGAAGGCGATATTTCATGTTGCCGAAAACTCCACGCAGCGCGTCGGCTTGAGCGTGCGCGGAGATGGTCACGTCCCGGTCTCCGAAAACGGGCAAGATTTTCATAGGATGCACTCGTGTAGGAAGGAAACGGCGTCTCTCGTCGCGTCGAGATGCGTTCCGAGGATATAAAGACGGCTCTGGGCAACGTCGGGGAATTCCTCCGGCGCTTTAGACGATCCGTAGTCGCCGGCCTCCATCTCGAGGTATTCAAGCTCCTTCCGCAGCACGCTGAGAGACTCTGCGATCAGCGAGAGGGCGTCCGATATCTCCGAGGGGGTCTTCCTGGGCGTTTCCGCGTACACTTCAGCATCCGGCGCCACTGTCAGAGATCCAATCTTGCGCATTGTCGAGGTTTGCCGTGCTATCATTGATCAATCGCTCCTTTTCAAGGTTTGTGTGTGGGGCGCTGCGGGGCGGATCCGGGCAAGGGGCCGCCCCGCTTCGTTTTCGGTCAGAGAAACTTGCGGTGAAACCAGCTCAACATCGTTTTTTCAAGCCATTTCGCAATGCCTTTTTCCACAGCCGCAAAGCGGTCGGTCAGGGTGGAACTCTCCCACTCGTCTCTAATGGTCGCCTCGTACTCCTCGAGCCCTTCTTTTGAGCTGATATTCCGTCGGCTTCCCTTCTCCGCACTAAGAACTTCTGAAAATCAACTTCGTGGGCTTCGGCCCATTCACCCCAAAGACGCTCATCCAATTCATCGTACCCGTCGGGCTTGTTGCAGCCATTGGGACATATCATTTGCCACAAAAATTCACCTTTGTTGACACCACACATATGCTCGACATCGCCGGCACCCGACAAGACGGGAGGCGCCCATTTTTCCCCGCAGGCGAGACATACGTACTTAAGGCTGCGGGGTTCACCGTTGAATCCGCGTCGTATTTCGCTTCGCACGCGCATTACTCTTTCCAGACGATCCATCATCCCCACTCAGATCCCCTCACACGATTCCCGGAAACACGTTCCGAACGTCCTGAAGGGGAAGGTTCTTGGACGCCCATTGCAGCGCTTCGCCCGCAGTGAGCTTTGAGAGCCTGAACGTAGACTCCTCGTTTACCAACTCCGCGAGGAAGAATCCCGCCGGACTGTAGTAGAGTTCGACTGTGCCGACCGCCGCTTCCAGCGTCGCCCCCGCCGTCCACCGGATCAAAGAATTCATCTCCATCGCCACTACCCTCGAACAAGCAAAGCAAGCAGATTGCCGAAAATCCATGTCCAGAACAGAGCGCAAAGGTACGGGGAAATCCTGTCGAAGCCGCTTCCGATCCGTGATATCATGTTATCCGCCCCTCTCTTCCAGGCTGCCACCTGGGGCTACCTTGCCGCTCCCAACCGGGGCGGCATTTTTACTTATCCGCTATTCTGTCGAGCGCCTGCGCCACCGTGCGAGGGGCTTCCGGTTCGTCGGGGGCCGACGTCCCCTCCTCCGCAACGCGCCGTATCTCCTCGATGGAGATCCTCCAAAGACGCCCGCCCGCTCGCACCGCCTTGATTCTTCCGTCCTTGACCCA